ATTTCTAAATGGAATATGATAATACAAATAAAGGTGTGGCTTACAAGCCATTCCCTGAACAAAACCTTATATTGTCAGGCAAGCTAGATGTTGATGGCACACAAGAGCAAGTAGCTATCATCAGTGCTGAATCTAAAGATGGCAAGAAAAGGTTAGAAGTGTTTATGAAAGTAGGTGTGCTGTTTCCAAATGAAAAGAAAGCAGAACAGAAAGAAGGTGCGCCAGATTACGGTGGGCCTATACAGCTAGATGGAGAGGAGAAAAGACTAGCTGCTTGGAAGCGGGAAAAAGATGGCAATAAATATATGTCGATGGATATATCAGAACCACGACCCAAGACAGAAGATGAACCACAAACAACACAGCAACTGACGGACAATAAAGTCCCCTTTTAACCACTTCAAGGTGGCGATCGCCCGGATTGCCACCTTTTCTACTACATTAATCGCTCTAGGATGCCCACTGACGGCCTTTAGCACATGTCCGTGTATGATCCTACCCCCTAAATGGAGGCAATAATGGCAGTACCTACAATGCAGGAAATAAAAGATGCTCTTAGATTGGTAAGTGACAACCCATCATATAGAATGAAGATCGGTCGTGATAACGCCAAAGAGCGAGGATTAAAAACATTCTTTACCGGCACTACCTGCATCAATGGACATGTTGCAGAAAGATTGGTTTCAAATGGTAACTGTGTAGAATGTTATTATGTAAACAGGAGAGCATACTAATGGATAGAAAGGAATGTCTTGAGGCTGCTCAAGAAATAACATTAGACAGAGAAGCATCTTATGGTACGCCAGAAGAAAACTTCACATTGATTGCTGACCTATGGTCACAGTATTTGCGTAAACGCATAGCAGCAAGAGATGTTGGTATGATGATGGTGTTACTTAAAGTAGCCAGATTAACACATGGCAAGCATGATGACAGTCTTGTAGATATAGCTGGCTATGCTGCAATTACATCAGAAGTAGAAGCTAAGTAATCAATCCCTTGCGATATTTATTAACCTTATCATAAGTTAGTGTTTCTTTTCTATTACCCTCTGGTTTGTAGCTACAATGTATCCAGCCACTGTTGCCGCCAGTATAGCACTCCAATATTAACTGATCGAAATCAAGGTTGTCCTGTATCCATACAGCCAGCCCATAGTTATCTACATTAGCAACTTCAAAGTCGGCTGCCTCACCCTTTGCGTGCTGGCTGTGGATATTTGATCCTATAGCTACACACAACTCACCACTACGAAAACCAGACGATACAAGAAACGGCCCATACTCATCACGAATCGGCTGCAATATATTCTCACACAACAACTTCATTGATTCTATCTGATCATCATCAGGTGTATTTGGAATGTTTCTTCGTTCTGCTGTCTGGCTTTTTACCATCTCATCTAATGTAAAGTTGGCTGATAGTTTCATTTCTTAAACCCTTTCAATCCGCGTATTCCAAAACTCGCACCTATTGAAGCGTACATTGCCCACTGAAACCATTCCGGGGTATTAGATAAAGCAGTAAATCCATCTTCAACATATTGTTGCGTAAAAGGAATAAAGCACATAGCAATTATGACTATAAACAAAATAGTCCACGCCTCATCCTTCCAGCTATTATCACTAGCTTGAGCCATGATTTTTTCCCAGCCAGCTTCATGTGTTGCTGCTGTAACCATAACCTGTGCTTCTGCTTCAGCCCTAGCTTTAGCCACAGCACCCTTGGCTTTAGTCTGCTCAACTTTAGATTCCATCCATGACCCAGCAAGGTTTGCTATAGGGCCGATCAATGCCTGTATCATTCTATTATCCTAACAATATAGTTTGAACCATCATCGTTCTTCTCAATCACAACTGTTTTGTTTTCACAAGCATACCTAACTGATGTTGATTTTTTGTATAGGTTTCTTTCTATCTTTCGTTTGGTTTTAAGACATTTAGATACTTTCTCAAATGCGGTATGCTCTGCAATATCACCGCCCATATAGAGTATCAGTGTAATTGTTTCAGTTACCACGTTTTCCGTTCCTCATTTTTTCTATCTGCTCTTCAATATTAGTTAATCTTTTTTCGTAGAAATCTAATGTTAGTTTTTGTTGTTGATCGTGTGGCGCACGACCTTCATCTATTTGTTCTTGCAGTTTTGCAAGTTGCTCAGACAAATGTTCGATCAACATAAATTGCTCACTGTCTGCTGGCAACGAACCGGCCTCTCCTCTCGGCCATTTAATACGAAATTCTGTGTTCTGTTCTAAGTCTGCCTCAATCAAAATGATTGTGTTTTCTATGCTGTTTAATCTTTCTATAATCCCAAAGTAAGCCCAAGTACCAATCGCTGCTCCAACTACCATCGCAATCAAGTTGCGAATAGGCATAGATAGTTCAGTGTTTTCATTTATCTTGGTAGCCACTATTCACCCTTATGTTCATGCCCCATCCAGATACCAAACACTCCTGTCATTACGCCCATAACTACAGATACAAACGCAGATTGTGCTGCTGTAGGCACATCCAAACCCATAAACCATTCAGCGCAACGCCATGACATAACTGTACTAGCTAGCATCATGCAGCGAGGCAGTATCTTCCAAGCTAAAAACTGTTCGACTGTAATCATAACCTTCTCCTTCAACACTGCGGGCTATTGTCATAAACATTACAGCAAAAAGAAATATCGCTACCAAGAGTACACAGAAGATAATTGCACACGTTTTAATTGTCTCTGATATTTCTTGTTGCCTACGAGCCGCTTCAACTTGCGCTTTCTTAATCGCTTCCTTTTGTTCCCTAAGTTTCTGATTATGATGATTAAGAATCTCTTGCCATGTGCTTGGTTGATCCGCTGGTTTAGGCCAACGCATATTAATCATCGTAGCAATTTCTTGCATTTGCTCATTAAGTTTTTTAGCTTCAAGAACTGCATCAATTGAACTACGGATGTTGATGTCACCAACACCAGCTTGCTTATTACGTTCTTCATTGAGTTTCTTTTGCGCTGAGAATAACGTACCGATCTGGTCTGAAATATCTGCAACAGATTGAACATCATTGATGCGTGCCTTAATAAACCCTATAGCATTGGAAGCCGCAGTAACCGCAGCGATAGCTGTTGTTATCGGCTCCATTCATCAATCCGCATCTGCTATGGTGAGTTCGCCAGCCGCTACTTGGCGCATGATTTCTATGTATTCTGTATTTCCTGCCGCCAACGGGACAGACAGATGACTTCCATCAAACACACAATTAATACAGGTGTTTTCACCCGTGATAGGGTCTAAACCATACTTGGCGTTTGTTATTGTAGCTGGCGTAAACATTATTATAACTCCGATTGAAACGCTATATATGCACTGGCACTATTATTAGATAATAGTTCCGCAGCATTACCTGCTGCAAAATTACCAGTTGATGCAAAGTAAATATTTCCAACATTTTTATCACTACCAAGTGCGTTTATAGCGGGTACAGCACTACAAGTGTGAACTATGCCAGCTTCATATGCAGCATAATTGCTGGCTGTTCCTGTGGTTTCTAAGGTTGGTGTGTCTCTCATTTGAACAGGAAACTCAACCACACCATTAGAAGTATTTGCATTATCACATGAACCTACAGTATATCGTGCATATGCTGATGATCCACCCATTCTAAAATAATACCTCTGACACTTGCGTAGCGTAGTTCCAAAGTCCTCATGCTCAAAAGCGGTGGCTACATCTCCAATTTCAAGCTGGATGCCTGTTAAATAGAAGTTGTTTGATGTGTTATCCATCCAGTTTACTTGATTAGTAGTAGTAAAGGCGGTTGTGTCTGTAGTCCAAGTTCCATCCGTTCCACCTGTGTATGTAGAACCTTGTGCTAGATTCCAAAATATTTGAAAACCTGTTCCATTATCATCATCTATAACACCAGTAGCAGATTTTATTTGAGAATCTGGCTCTATGGTAATAGTCTTATGTTCCCAAGTATTAGCTGAAGAAATTGAAAACTCTTTTGGGAAAAGCATTGTTGATGCAGAGCCAGTACTATCTTCTTTATATCCAGTAATACAGTATGTGCCAGTTTTATTTGACTTAACCCAAAATGAAAGCGTTAAAGTTTTAGCTGTCGATAATCCATAATCTAAATGTTGCAAGTCTTGTGCTTCAATTCTCTGAACTAATTGAGCGTATTGACCAGCAGCTAAAGAAGTATCTGCCGTTGTTACTTGAGCCTTCAGTGATTTACTAAAACCTGTTGGTGCATCTGTAGACTGTTCAACAGTATATGCTCCGTCTGTACCTTCCCAAGCAACATATCTATCAACACTAGGATAATTAGGATTACCAGCAGCTACAGCACTTGTTGAGCGTTGAGCAACCTGCATCGCACCATTGATGATTAAATTCTTATTACCTAACGCCTTTTGCCCACCAATCAGTGCGGCTAATTCTGCTGCTTTACTCATGTCTAGCCTCCAATGCTTGAAGCATCATCTCTTGCTTTGCGGTTTTGGTAGTCGCTACGAGCAACGATGAGAGCAACAAAGTCAGCCTGATTAGAAGGGATAGCGTCAGTAAAGCTATCATCGTTCATCAGCTTTGTTGTCCACTCTGATTGCATACGCTTCCAGCAGTTATTGATTTTGCCATCCACTGCTGCCTGTATCCACGCATCAAGACCAGCATTATCGCTATCGTTGTACAAATCGTTGCTCAAGATTTGCTGTTGTAGATCAGTCAGTGTGACTGTTTTAGTGTGATTTGCCAATTTATGTCTCCTTTATGACAGGGATATTTCACCCGATTAACAAATTAGTGCGCCTGTAAAATAACTTGCTGTTGAAACGGTTACTTGCGCTGTGCCACCTGACTGATAAAACCGCATATATGCTGTATCATTTGCATCCATATCCGCTGTTATACTCAGAGTGGGTGTCCAAGTCTCAGCTTCTTGGTCAAAAGCACCAGAATCAAATATTATAAAATATTCTCTATTTGATGTGAGAATACTCCAATATGTGTAAGCAGCATCCTCATCAATATATAAAGTATATAGTTGAAAACTTAATTGATACTTTCCAGTAACAGGAGCAGTAAAAGTATTCGATGCAAAGTTTGAACCCACATCATAATGTTCTGTACCAAACGCAATAGTAATATAACTGTTAATAGCAAGATTGTTTATTGCTGAAGCAGGGCTTACAGAAAATGTTGGTTGCAGGGGCTTGGTAATTTCGCCATCGCCCGTAATATTCATCGCAGTTGTATTGTTTGTGCTAAGAAGCAGCGGGTGATCTGTAACTGTAGCAAGATTTAACCCAGCAGAATAAACTTGCAGTTCACCAGTCACGCTATTAGTTGTGTCATCAATTCGCACGGATGAACCGCCACCACGATGAATGTCTATACCACCACCCGTAGCAGTAGCAGGGCTTGTAGTTCCCATACCAATTAAATCGGTGCTTGCATCTACAAATAACTTGTTTGTGGCTACAGTCAAATCATCTGACATAGAGACAGTGCCGCTAAATGTACCGCCATTAGCTGCGCTAACAGTATCAGCCACAGCAAAGCTATCGTAGACGATCATCTCGACAACATCGTTAGTGCTTGCCCCTGTGACTAGAACAACGCTTGTGCCTGTCGTAGAAGCGTAGTCAGTGACAGGCTTGAGAAGCACACCGTTCTGATAAACATCCATATACAGCGTGTCACTGTAGGCAAGGGCTATGCCGTTGGCATCGTTGCCACTAAATGTCGTTTGCCCAGAGGTGGCTGCGTAGATATATCTAGCTCTTACGCCATCGCCGAGGCTGCGTCCTATGTATGGCATTAGCTCCACTCCTCTTCTGGCGCATCAGGCCAAGTTGGATTGGCTGGGTTTGTTTTGCGAATAGTGCGTACACTCGCACGATATGTTTTAAATGCCGTTACACAATCTGAAGTCAAACCGCTATCAGATAATTGTGTCCAATCACTTGCTTGCAATATAGCATTAGCCGTTTCTTCAACAGCCAATTCAACCGTTGGTCTATCGCTAGAAATGTTTTTATAGTTTGCCATATTTGTTCCTACCCTAGTAAGAGATTAGCATTGCCATCATCAAAATTGCCTGTTGCTGGAAAAATCCTAACTGTCGTACATTCAGCCCCAAGAGAAATTTTACCACGCCACGCAATAAAATAAGCGTTATAAGGCGGTGAAAAAATAGATGAATCCATGAACCAAAAATTGCCGCCAAAATGCGTGAATTGCAGTGTGCCAGTCATTTTTGCTGCGTTGGCTGTCCATGCAGTTAATGAAAATTCTGTCGCAGTTTCGCCATAACCCTCAAATGAATTTCCGGCTGTACCATTTGAGTTGTGGTTTACGTAACTTGAACTTGAAATAATGCCACCCGAGGTTCCAAGTCTTACTTCTAAATTACCGCTAGTTGGCCCAGATACGTCATCTAAAGTCACAGTAAATCTGTTTGTGCCTGATGGTATTGTAAAGTCTTTGTTAGCCAAACCAGACAAACTCACAGGACTGCCTTGTAATTTTGGATTGACAGCAAAAGGCTGTGAAAATGAAACCTCCCCACCATCTGCAATAGTTATAGCATCATCACCATCAGTAAACTCAATTAATGGTGTCTTGAGTGATGTTGAACCAGTAAGACTTGTTCCGCTAACTGCGCCAGAAAATGTGCCTGTTGTTCCAGAAACCGCACCAGTAGATGTAACTGATGTAGCAGTCAGCGCAGAGGTGCTTGGATGCTCAACGCCTATAACGCCTTTGCCAATATACGCCATTAGGTAATCTCCATAATGCTCATGGTGACTGAGGTTTTATCTGCAACCGAGCAATCGACTTGGATTTTGTCAGTTGTCTCAAGCACGACTTTATTGCCAGCCAGTATCTCAAGTGAACCGCCAACAGGAATGGGTGCATCTTTAAGCAAAAACGTAGTTGTGTTTGTTGCTGCCCTACCACCACCGCTTGTAGTGCTAACCAGTTTAACGCTTGTTGTGACTTGGCTTGTATGTACGTTTGCTAACACCATGCCTAAAACAACAGCCGTTGTGCTACTTGGCGTAGTGTATAAATCCTGTGGCGTACCAGATGATGCTGGCATCACATCATGGGAAATTACGCGAAAAGTATTAGCCATTTGTTTTCTCCTATCCGAGAGCTATTGCTAATGCGGTAACATCATCAATTGTTACTGTTGAATCCACACCACTATAGCTAAATTGAACAGTTATACCGTCATCGTTGCTAAATGTGCCATTAGAAACAACATGGGTAACTGCAACCTTGCTATAACCAGAAGCATCAGTAACAGCCCCTGTAACTTTAAATAAAGCATAAGTAGAGGAAGTACCTTCTTTAGTAACAAGCAACATACCTCTTGCGGTAGAATTTACAACGTCATCCCAAGACTGAACAAAACCGCTTATATCTACAGAATTATCATCTGCATCATCTACATAAATAACAGTTACAGAACTTACAGTAGAATTATTAAATGCAAGTTTACCTGCTCCCGGATCAGCATCACTAGTTGAGTTACTCCAAGTTAAGGCAAGGCCAGCATTAGAACCATTAGTACCATTACTACCAGCCGCACCAGTAGCACCAGTAGCACCAGTTGCGCCAGTAAGACCAGTTGCGCCGGTAGGAATACCAAATGTAAATGCAATATCATTACCAGTTACAGCAACAGACGCTGTAGAAGAACCACCAACACCAACCGTATTTGTAGCTGCAACACTAGCTGTTTTTAATTGTGTTACAGCTTCTACATTACCAGTAGAACTATTAAAACCAAGAACTTTTCCAAGACGGGCTGATTTAAGTGGCAATACTAAATCAGCCGCAGCATCAGAATCGTTAAGAACTAATGCTCTGGTAGTATCATCTTTTAGATCAGCAGCAATGCCAATCATGCGGTCAAGTTCTGTATTTAAGGTTGCAACATCAAATGGGCCAGATGTAGGGAAATCTGTTACACGATCAAGATCTATATCTCTAGTAATAACTACTGTACTGCCACCACTAGCACCAGTTACAGAGTTACCAGTTGTTGTATGAATATATCCAGTTGTGCCTGATGTATGTGCTTGAGAATTACCAGAATCGTCTGCTGTTGTATAATGTGTAGTTAATGTTTTCTTTGTACCGTCAACGTATACATTCAAATCGTCATCATCAAAAAACTCAAAAGGCACAACAAATGCACTCTGTGTTGCCCCTTGGTTCACAGTATAAGATATACGAGGTGAGTTATCACTTAAATTAATAGTCATGCTAATCCCCTATCATAGCAACAATGCAGTCTACAACGCACAATCATCTCCTACCATAATCGTTCATTAATGCTTGCACATCATTTCTAATCATAGGTAAGCCAAGAAACGGCAATATATATCTCATACGTTCAGAAGCATCAGTAGTATCACCATTAAAATAATCTCTAGCAGAACGTGCGTAATCTAAACCAAGCCCTACTGGTGCGCCAAACGGCTCAACAAATGCATCCATCATACGTTCTTCACGATTAGGGCTTACATACTTTGGTGGTATAGGAAAGTCCTCACCAATCATGCCAGCGTTACCAGCTATGTTTAGTCCAGTATATGCAAGGTCAGAGTAAATACCCAACACGCCAGAATGATCTATAATGCGTGCCATGATTTCTGGTGTCTTACGTTTTTCAAACCAATAGTCAGGCTTCTTAATTGCAAGCGACATATAAGACAAACCAATAAGTGCTGCTATACCTTGCAATCTATAACGCCTGTTAGGATCACGAATAGCACCAAGTATCTTGTTGTTTGCACCAAATGCAAAATTCATAAACGTAAACGGCAATGACATCATACCGCTTTCAATGCGAACCATGTTTTCATTACCAGTACGCAAACGCTGCTCTATTTTAAACTGAGATGGAAATACTTTACGCACAGATTGAAAAAATGGATTATCACGAAGATAAGCAACGCCATCTACAATCAATGGCTTGTCGAATGTTTGCCCCATAACAATAGTATTGTTTGCATGTGATGCTATTGCAGCTTGATACTTACGGACTATATCACGCTCTGCTGCTGTAGTCTGAGGCCATGCATCTGTATTAGCAAACTCAAAATCCATACGCTCATGTTTGCTTGTAGGAGCTTTAGCTATAAACTTAGCCATATCCTCATCAATGCCATAACGAGCAAGATACTCACGATCAAATAGTGAAATCTTACCATCTGCCCATTTACGAGATAATTTAACAAATTTATTATTTACTAAAATCTGATCTAATGTTTTGCCAGCAAATGTAATAGGAGCAAGGCCATTAAGTGTGTACATAACTTGGTTGCCACGTTGAATTATACGTTCATTTAAATTAGGACGTACTTTTCTAGCAGTGTCATTAAGCAACTCTCTTGCATACACATTTTTTGTTATATCTAATAATTCACCAGCCATTTGTGCTTCACGAATTACAGCACCAGTAAATGCTGTATCAGTAGCAGCAAAACCAGCAAACATAACATCTCTCATACCATGCGCCATAACAATAGAGCCAGTATCAGTAATTGCAGATACACCAGCAAGAGGCAGGAATGTCCACCCTGTCCATGCTTTAGCAGCTTTAGCAGCTTGATTATCCCAACGATCAGGATTGCGCTGTAACGTACCCATTATACGCTCATAGTCGCCATACCAATCTGCAAGTAATCTACTACGTTCTTTAGGTTTTAAACCAGCACGCATCATTGCGTCATCAAGATCTTCTAAAACCTCATCAACATTGCGACCACCAAACTTTTTAGCAAACGAAATCTGTCTGCCAACTCTGTCCATATATGTGTAGATAGAATTGCTATCTAAGTGTATGTAATCAATAATTTTATCTACATCTATATTTGTTTTACGTTGTTTTAGATGTTTAATCCTGCCAGCTTTATCAGCACTGATACGACCATCCATTAACTCTTCTGCATCTTCTTGCATAATACGGCTAAGTGTTCGCTTTGCATCTTCTTCTACACCATCAAGAGGCTCACCATTAGCCATACGTTGTAGTTTAAAATCTTCTTCAAATATTCTTTCTAACGCTCTACGATTAACAGTGTCAGTTAACATTTCCTTGTTGTAAAATATTGGCGCAACAAAGTTTTGCCTAAGTGGTTTGCCTATCTGCCCTTCATAAAAATCAATGCGGTCACGCAATTGAGCTTGCCTTGCATCAAGCACATCTCTAAATGCAGATTGTTTTTTAGTAGCACCACCACCTCGTTTAATACTATCTTCAAGATCCATTAACTGTTTGGTTTTTTTATCTAATTCGTCTTTGTAAACCTTTATAACATTTTTAATTTTTGCATCATTCTTAGTAAGACCAGCAAATTCCATGTCATCTGAAAATGCTTTAAAGGTATCTTTAAATATAACAATAGCTTCTTTTTGCTGATCGCTAATACCATCCATAGCAATGCGTCTTGTTTCTGGATTTTTAGATTGTGATCTAACATATCGCTTGTAGGTTTCAACAAACCAATCGTCATATCCACTCATAGGATTATATACACTTGCAACGCGAGCAGCCTTGTTTATACCTCTTGTTTGCTGTGAATGTAAGTTACGCATTTGTTCATCAAATCTATAAAACGAACCCTGATATGTTATAGAATCCTGTGCTACAGATTGAAATGCTCTACCACGTCTTGCGCCTTGTGTAGATACAGCACCATTATAGGACATTAGTGCAAAATAACCTTTTATCTCGTCAGTTAAATCTGCACGCTGCATAGCTTTTTGTGATGGACTACCCATCCAGCTTGTAACAGTGGGATCAAAATCGCCGCCAGAAGCTGCTGTATAAAAATTATCAAGCTCTGTTGATGTCTCCCTCCATACATGGCTAAACTTCTCGCCACGAAACAACCTACCCGCTTTAGATGCACTGCTTTGAAAAAATGGTTTTACATATGGCGCACCGCGCATCAAACCACCAAAGCCAGCAGAAAATGCAGTAGTAGCTACTATGTTACTAGCAGCTTCATATGGTTCGTCAGCTACAGCAAATGGCGCACGCCTAGCTTCTGAGGCAACACCAAAAGCTAATCCAGCAGCCGCACCTCTTGTTACAGCCTGACCAAATGTTTTACCAACTTTTATAAATTGCAATCCGGGAATCAACGATACTAATGTAAGCGGGTCTGTAATACCGCCAGCTAACATAGCTGTTAATGGTGCTTCAGATGCCTTACGTCTACGTTCTATTGCTATACGCGCACGATCTTCAAGATATTGAAGATGCTCACTGTCTTTTGCACGAACAAGATCTTCATAATAAGGCAATAAATCTTCAGATATATTAGCTGCTACATTTAAATCAGGATCTCGTTCACGATTGCCAAACAATCGTTCTTCTTCATAAGCTTCAAAAAGAGGCATGTTGTTGTAAGCAACATTAGCTTTATAACCCTCATACCAACTAACAGGAGTTTCTTCGCTAATAGCTGCTGGTATGGGTATAAAAAAATCTCTGCGTCCAAGATCAGTCATCAGACAATCCACGTTTCTTTCTAATAGAAGATATGCCTGTAAATGGTGTTTGATTCTTTATAAGCTGTACATATCTTCCTTCCGCTGCTTCTGCTTCGGCTCTTAGTTCTTTAATAGTTTTAGTTGTACGTTCTTTCATTTTTTGAATTACATATTGGTTGCCAACCTGCATCATTTTACCTTGATAAATTAATGGATTTTTATCTGCATCTACTAAGTTGTATACAGGCAAAGCTGTACCCTCTCTAGTATCTGGTATAAGAAAAACATTAACTCCTAATTTTTTACTATTATTAAGAGAGATTAACCCTAATTTCATTTTAACAGCCGTTTGAAAATCAGACATGGTTGTTTCGTCAGTATATGCACGCTCTGGTGTAAATCTGCTTCTGCCAAGGGTAGGGTGTAAAAACTTGCTTTCTGCAAAAATAGTTTTGTTAGCTTCTTTTAATATTCTTTCTGTTGTTTTTTTGTCTGTAGCTATTAAAAGATCATCAGCATATTGTGTGTAAAACCCTAGTTCTGCTGGTGATGGATCATCTAAAGTATCAGATACAAACCTTCTAACATTAGATTCAATACTGCCTTTCTTTTCACCTAATGCACCATTAACGCGAGCAGTACGTTCATCTTTAGGCAATGCCTGATTCTCTCTAAATGATGCAAAAAACTCTGGCAATTGAGCAGGGCCAATTGTATCCATGACAGCACCAAGCGTTTCATACATCACTACTGTTTTATCACTTAGACCACGCGACATTTTTTCTACAAAAGAACCACGATTAAATTGTGTTGCCTGTTGATACATAGCAACAGCTACTGGTATTTGATCTGCTGGCATAGTATCTACGCTTTCAAGATACTCTTTAGCAATTGTTGGTAACATGCCAGTTTGTCTAAAAGTCAAATGATGAAAAGCACCAAAATTAATATCCCATGCTTCTCTTTCTGCTTTATCTTCAGGAGGATTCATTATGGTATTTAAGTTGCTACTTAACTGCATAGCAGATGTAATAGGACTAAGTTTTACTATTCTATCTGAATCACTAAGACTTAAATTTTCATTATTAGCCATTCTGTTTAGAGCAGCACCAGCTAATCTACTATCTTTTTCAGCATTATATTGTTCTTGTACTGTGCCTTGACGAACTCTTACTTCACCAGCAAGCTGTCTATGCAAACCAGCCATTATAGGATCGTTAACATACTCTTCTGTAAATCCTGCTTTCTTTAAACGCTCTTGAACATTCTTTGGAATAAAATCAAATGTTCGCATTTCTAAAGCTATTGCCATGTAGTTTAAATCAGCAGACAACATAGGTTGTTTTTGATCTGGATTGGTAATTTGTTGTAAATCTGCAAGCTTATTAGATATGTTAATTATATCTCCGCTTGTAAAAGCGTATCTTAATTTCTTTTCATGCTCTGTACGAAACGCACTACCTGTACGATCACCATGTTCAAGCATATGAAAATCTAGTTTATTTGTTTGTACATTAACTGCTTCTCTAGCAGAACCTGTTACGCCAGCAGCCGCCATTG